AGTCTAGGGTCGTTTCCGCCTGCGCCTGGGCCTGCTTGCGGTTGGGCATTAGGTGTTTCCTCTTCTTTCGGTATGTCGATGTCAGGGCAAAATTCTTGCGGGTTGTCGGTCAACTGAAAATCTTTCAGCACTTGCTGGAACATTTTCGTTGTCCCAATGATGATCGAGCGCAGCCACTTCTTGTAGAACGGAGGGAGTTGTGGATTGCTGTACGCCTGCAACATCGAACTGGTTTGCTTGATGTACGCGGCATACGCTTGGTTCAGAATTATTTCGTTTTGCTTCGTCACTTCTTTGTTCATGCTCGCGTCGGCGGCACGCACAGGGATTCTCAGCTTTCTTGCTAGATAATCATCGAGCGCTTGACGAACTATCTCTGGAACGTCCAAGTCAAGCATCCCGTAAAAATCTGTCAGCATAGAGTACAGGCGCACGCTGGAGTGTCGGAAGCCAGATGTACGGTGAGCGTCCCGAGAATTTCCGGCTTGCAATACTGCTAGCGTTCCCATTGAACCGAACTGGCCCTTTTTGTTCGCGCTGCCTGCGCCAGTCCCCATGATCGGCGGTCCAACCCCGGCGCGTTGCTTTGCTTGCTGAATCAAAGCCTCTTCATTCTGAAGAGAAATCCCAGCCATTGCAGCCTCAGCCACGCTATGGTGGTTAAACTGATCCGCCGCAACGGGTAAAGCCATGCCAGGGGTAATTGTAAAATTGCGATCAATATTAAGATTTTGAGGGTCAAGTGTGTTGATTCCAAGTATCCCCCACGTTATCGCGTCCGCTCGCTGGTTCTTCGCGGTCGATACTTCTGTTTGGTAATCCTTCATCATCTGCGCCAAACCTTTTTTGTCCACCGACAATGATGTTTCTAGGATTGGCACTTGATTGCGAGGGATGAAATTGTAAACGCAGTTCAGTGTTGTCTGGGTGCGATTGTGATACCACGAGATCAGCCGGAACTTTTTCTTGTTGTGATACCACGAAAAGTAGCACTCATAGATAACCCACTTTGCGTTTTCATCTTCCGTTTCAGTGAGTCCCTTCCTCTGATTCTCTCGCTTCTTTATTTCATTTGATCCGTAGAAGTCGGGTTGCCCGAGAATCTTTTCAACTGCCGCCTTGTCGAAATATCCCTTGAATACACGCTCTTGGAGTCTCCGCTTGCTTAGTTCGCAGCGGCGCACAATCGGGTCATTGTCCTCAAACGGCCCATCGGGATCATCGACCAAAATATCTTCGTACCGAAGGTTGATTAACTTCGGACCCTCGTAAAGAACGGAGTCCTCAAACTCCACGCCATCTTTGCCTTTTTCGTTAGGCCCGTACCCGGCGTACACCGCCTCCATTCTCCGCTCTGGCGCAACGCAGATGTGCGCCTTACCTAAACCGGCAGAGTCCGTGAACCACTTGTTGTGGTACGGATAAAGATTTAATTGGTGAGGATCGTATGCTGCGTCATCGAGAAACTGCCCGAGAGCCTTTCCCTTTTCGGAATTTTGTTGTGCTTGCGTTTCGTCCTTATCGGAGGGGTAGCTAAACTTGCAGAGAGGTTGCGTGATCCAGATGAGCTGTAGGACCCACGCCACCAATTCGTCTACTGCTTCACCGGACAACTGCGCGACTACGTTGCTGCAATTCGGAAACGGCCAAGACAGGTTCTCATCCTTCGGTTTGCCGTCTAGGATGCGGCGAAGTTCTGGAATTTTGTTCTTGTACTGGATGTCGTACTTCTTCGTGAGATATTCGATTTGCTTGTGGAGCCATCCACCGATTTCCTCTTGCACGTTTTTGGGGAAGGCAATACTTCGCGGTTCAAAGTTTCTAGGCGGTCTCTCGGTGATGGATGGGGCTGTTGCCATAGGCAGAATAGTACCACTCTATTTTGCAAACCGCGTCAAGTAAATCTTTTTACAGTCCAGGCATTGCACTTTTACATTTACACGCTCTGAATTTCGCTTTACGCTGCGCCAGTTTATTGACAGGCAATGTGGGCACTTCATCCTCCGTACCCCACAAATTGTGCTTGCTGTCGCTGCATAAATTCTTTCAGTTTCGCACTGCCGGTAACGTTCAACTGTGATGGAAAGAACCCCAGCGTGTCCAGCGTGTCCACGAACCCGGCAGGGTAACTCTCAAACTGGTCCACGAATTTCTTCTGGTAGCGCTGGCACCAGACTTTGCCGGTCTTAAAGATTGGCTCAAGGGATTCAATGCGGTTCTTCTGCGCTGCCTGCGAGGGATCGTCATCAAACTCCGTGAACGCTATCGGGTGCCGCTCGATGCGTGCGCGTTCCTGCATCGGAAAAGCGAGAAGTTCCGAAGCTAGCTTCCCCATTCGGATGAATCCCCGGCCCTTCCTCCAGTGCTGCCAGCGGTTCGCTATGCGGTACATCTCATCGACCATCGCGGAGTAGCTTGTGTTTTCGCACCACAAATCCATCAGGTAGATGTGCGAGTTTGAATCGTCGTAGCCGATTACCCAGATGACGTGCCCGCTTCGATTCACTTTGTTCGCGTGGTGCGGGTCCACGATGATGCGAACGTTCAACATTCCCGGCTGCAAGTCCTCAATCACTTCGCCGCCGTAAACGTCATGCTCAAAAAGCAGAATATTTCGCTCGTCCTCAAGCCGCAACTCTGGCCGCGATTGCTTGCACTTATAGTAGCGGAGCCATTCGCTCTTGAATATCTGCTCCCACGGGAGTGTGTGAAGGTTCAGGTAGAAGTGCTCGTAATCTCCGACCGCGCCACCGTCGCCACCGGCCTCCAGCCGTGCTTTCTCTTTGTGTAGCAGCTCGATGGTCCACTCTTCGGGGAGAATCGGCACGCCTTCGGGATGGAGTTTGCAGCATCCCCCCTCTGCGGAGTGCGTCTCAAACTTAAATTCTGGTTGGTGCTTATTGATCCATGCGTTTAGGTCTGCGTGCCCCCAGGCGTTGCCAATTACCAACTGCCTCCGGTTTTCTTTTACTATCGGGTCGAAGCGAGTTCCAACTTGCTTGTGCCATCCGATCAGCTCCCGGCACACGCTACCGTCTCCGCGCAACAGTGAATTTTGCGCAGCCCTTCCGAAATTGTCATCTTGGATGATGTTGTTCGCGTGGATTCCTTGCAACGCTTGGCCCACGCCGCGATATTCGTATGTGCCGGTAGTCGGGTCGCCGCCCCCAGGTAAGCGCTTCTGGAACTTGTGGTGGTTCGTCCATTTGCAATCACGGTCGGGCAGAATCTCTCGGAACGTGTGCCGAAACATGTCGTTGTGCTCGTACACTTCGTCAACGCTTTGCCCGATAGCCGCTGCCTGTTCCGCAATTTCGTGAGTTACGAGTGTGCGCGTGTTCTGGTCGTGCGCAACTTTCATCCACCTAATCCATGCGTCTTTGTACCCCAATTTGCGCATGGCTTCTTCGTCGCGCTCAGTAAACGGCAAAGCCCAAAAAATAGACAGAGCGATTCCAAGTGTCGTTTTGAAATGCGACATAGGAACTTCCATAACTAAAAACAACTGCGCGACCTCAAGGCTTTTGCAGAGTTGCGTGTGGAGGGTGGTGAGCCGATTCTTTCCCAGCGTATGCTTTGCGAACCAGAAGAGTGAACCGAGTGAATTTAGGCGCACCGCTCGAAAGTGTCCTTCGTAGTCGTCCGCTACTTTAGGAACGGGGATCGGATTCCACTTTGTTTTCGAGTGCATACCGTATCGCCGTCCATTCTAGCAATGGTACAAAGTAAATAAGCATCGCCACGTCAAACTTCCAGTGTTTGCGAATGGGGATGTCACGATTCGCTATCAACTCGCGTGTCACCCTAACAGTCGGTTGGCAGGCGGTTAGAACTATAGTGCCGGTACTGGTGAATTTGAAAAACTCTCTGCGATTCACAGTAGTATCACGTGGAGCACCGAAAAGATTATTTCCGTCCAGTCGATGTCTGGATAGTCGTCGCGGTCGTAGTCCCATTCTGGAACGTCGAAGATCATATTTGGAACGCGGGGGCGGGTGTGTACTCGGCTTTCGCCTTTTCTCTCGCCCTGTTCGGCATTCGCCTAGCCCCCGTGTCCTTTCTTTGTGGGTTATCTCAAGATCATGCGTTCGTGTAGCGCGCTTGCGCGTTCTTGACTTGATTCTGCTCCAGTGATCCGTACATGTACGAGGTGATGTCACTGTCGCGCAGTACGACAAGCACGACATCCACTAACCGATTTTTAGTATCGTACCCCTTCAGATCGTAGGCCGT